TTGTTATTGCTAGTCCGCTCTCAGCGTTTGCAGCATTAGCAACCAATTCATCGCCAATAACGTTGTAGGTGTTTCTGGCTGCGTCGCAGATTATCCAGTTTGCCGACGTGGTTGCCGCCTTGACCATTAAAAACGCCGGTCTGAATCCGCACCATACAAACGGAGCCAAATCCCCGGTTTGCCCATTCCCGATGTAACTGCCGAACCTGCTGTAACCTTCGACTTCCGCCCACAAATAGTTGACGTAAGTTTGAGCATTTTCGTTGCCGTAATTTAAGTCAGGCGGCGTAAATTTAGTTGAAGAGAAGTTAGTGTAACCCGCCCACATAGATACATTTCTGGCATTTGGCAGTTGTAGCCATACGCCATAGTTGCCGCCAAGATCTTTATGCCAAGTGCTCCAACCACCGTCAGTTGTGCCACTACTGCGTTTTTTAGTAATAATAAAATCAGGAGTAACGCCCAAGCTGTGATCGATTAGGCGATTAGCGCTTGTAGTGCCATCTCCCGTGTAGGTCACAATGTCAAACCCCGGCGTGGCACCTTCTTTCCAGCACCAAGCGACAGAACTGCCGGAAGGCGCAGAGTAGGAACCCTCTGCTGCAAGTGTTGGGCAGGTTAATGCCAGGCTCCCACCGCGTACCGAATCAACAAACTGGTGCTGATTGCTGTTGTCCCGGTCCTTAACCCACCACAATCCATTTGAAACAGCCGACTGAGCAGAAGAAAGGATGTTCGCTCCAGTGTCCAAAACTGACTGGAAATAATCCGACCCATCCGCGATGTCCGGGGCACTTAAATTATTGGTGTTCGGTGCGTTGAAGCCGGTCGGCGGGGTGTACTCAAAGGCGCGTTGTCCGAAATTAACTGTTTGCGTTAGTGCTGTGAAACTAGAGTTTTTCTGCAACGGAAACCATGTTTGCCCTGTTTCAAGCGATTGCGCTGAGCCCACAATCGTCCCGTTTTTGTAAAAGCTAACTTCATCATTGTCCGCATCTAAAGCAACACCGATAATGTCTCCAACAGTAAAGTTTGTACTGTTTGCTGTACTTGATCCGCTATTCCAAAAATTTCCCCGACTGTCAATGTAATGACTAAATGGCGTAGAGACTGTCTGCGGATCAGTATTTCTATTTGCCCAGTCGCCAACAGCTATACCGCAAGCATGACCACTGCTGGAATCTCCGCCCGCAAAACCAACTTCCCAGTACCACTTACCCGACGAGGCTCCAAAGCTGCCGAGCATATTGGTTGGATAAGTCCCCCCAAATGCAATAACCAGATTGCCATCACTAGGTGATCGGGTCGTGTTTGATGTAGTGAGCGGATTAAGCGTCGCCCAGTTCGTCGTCGGCGTGTCGTCCATCACGTCCGTACCAGTGCCGGAGGTGGTGAAGTTATTGGCCGTCCAAGTGTTGCTCAAGCCGCTGCTATCAGTGCCGTCGCCGTTGGCAAACTTCAGATAGAACGAGTTGCCGGTGTAGCTGTCTGCGTACTTGATAGGACGCCAGACGCCGTTGTCATCTTCCTCGCCAAAGCTGGTGGGATCAAGGGCAGAGCCGTCGATAAAGTTGACTTCGGCTAGGTAGCCATTGAAGTACAGCGATGCGTCTCCACGTTTTCCAATCGCATGAGCATTAGTATTATTTACCCATGTGTTAATAGATGACCCAACAGAATACGAAGAAAAGGTTTGAGAAACACCGTTAACATACAGCAGCAACCGATTTGTGGAAGTTGCTTGTGTTGTGTCTATTGCTAAGACAATGTGATACCACGCAGATGTATCACGATAAACAGCATTGGTAACACAAGAGATTTGCCCAGATGATGTTCCGCCAACAGTTTGCTGAATTGCTAGCGTATTTCCTGTTCCAAAGAAAACAAGAAACTCATTGTTTTGTGTACCGTCACTAGCAGAAAAAACGGCTTGGTTAGAACTCAATGCACCGCGCTTAACCCACCCGCTCCAGGTAAATGTTTGCCTATTGCCCGCAGTCGCCGGAGTCCTGTTGAGGTAAGCCGAATCCGTTGAGTTAAACCGCAGGCTTTGGTCGATCGGGTACACGGCAGCTTGACCGCCCAGCAGCATCGGGTTAGCGGATCCGGGAACTGCCATTAGCTGAAGTTTGCAATCAGTTGTGCTTGGATGTTAGTCGTAGTCCGCACCGTATAAACCAGCAGATCTACGGCGTTGGCTCCGGTTGAAAGGGTCGGTGGATTACCACCAGCAAAATCCCAGTTCCCTCCATACCCAAGGGTTCTGCTACCCGTTGCATCTTGCGAAATAAAGATGCAGCCCGACTGACCGGCGGTGACGTTGCTGGGGTTTGCCAAGGTCCGGTTGCCGCCCAGCGTCACGCTGAAGTTGTTGGCAACGGCAAAGTCAGCCGTGATTGTTGCGCCATCAGTCAGCGCCGAAATCGTGCCGCGTTGTGCTGCGGTGAAGGTCTGAGCCAGACTCAGCAGCGGGACCGTGCCAGTGGCATTAGGCAGCGTGATAGTGCGGTCAGCCGTGGGATCCACAACCGCCAGCGTGGTTTCAAAGGGGTCCGCTGTAGAGCCTTCAAATACCAGCGAGCCAGCTGTTCCAATTTCAAGCGGACCAGTGACCGTGCCTCCGGCTAATGCCAAGTAGGTGCTATTAGCTGTTGCTGCAGTCAGCAGGCCAAGGTTTGGGCTGTCAAGCGTGCCAACGGTTACCCAATCTGAATTATCGATGAGACGGATCTTCAACGTGGTGTCATCTAGATCCGCAAACCACATGCAGCCGAAGGTGGTCGTCAGGTCAGCGTTATTGCTGTTGTTGGTGGCGATGGCAGACAGCGCGCCATTCAAATCGGCACGGACTGCCGAGCCTGTGCCATTCGCAATTACATAGTCATGAGTTGCCATGTCTCAATCTGCGTCAGAACAGTATTTAACCCACTCTAAGGCTGTCGTCCATATCCGACCGCCTGCCAGGTGAAACTGCGATTGACATTGCTTCCGCCGCTATCCAGCACGTCCAGATCAAAGCCGGTGCCAGTCACGTTGCTGATGTTGACACGTTCACCTGCGCCAAGGTCTTGGACGGTGATGCCAACACTCGGCAGGTAGGCGTTCGAACCGCCAAGGCTTGCCGTGCCAGTGAAGAACGGGTTAGCGAACGTCACGCTCTTGGTACTCGTGCCACTAGCGACCGCGCTGCTGCTCTGCTCTTGCCGACGCTGGAAGGTGGCGTTATAGCCAAGCTGGTCAATCAAAATGTTCTGGGCAGGATCGCCGCTTTGCAGCTGCACCTTGAACTGAAAGCCGCGCCCGTTGTAAGTGCCGTTTTTGAACTCCTGCCAGTTGCCCCAGGTTGGCGTACCAGCAGGATCATCAGTGGTTGAGCGCAGGAACAGTCGGGCATTCACGGCATCAATCGTGTCGCCGTCCCAGTCGCTCCATGTGTCTACCTCGGCTGTGCGGGAATTAATTAGATCATTCGGGAAGAAACCGCGAGTGACAAAATAGCGGGCAATGTCAAGCGCAAAGGTGTTGCCGAGATCCAGCGTATTAACAAACTCGTATTCACCTTGAGGGACGACATTACCGATATAGTTAAACGATGAGATTTCATCAAAATCGGCAACGTCGTCGATTTTTTCGTCACCATCTAGCACCAAGGCATCAAATTCATCGCTGTAGAAGACATCCGTTTTGTTGCCTTGGAAAGGCGGGGCATCTGCATCCTCGCGTCTTTGTTCGATGATCAAGTTGCCTAGCGCATCGGGCAGGTCAACCAAGATGCTTACTGCATTTTCACTTCTGCGTCCGCCGTCATCTTCAAACTTGACAAGGATTTCGCCTTCAACTAACGGCACTACCGCTTCACTGGAAGAACCGGCAACAGCGTTGATTAGATCGACAGAATCGCTCCAAGTTGCAGTGCCATCGGTCACTGGGCTATGGCGAATGATGACGCGACCGCCAACCTTTACGTCAAGCTCGCTGGCTTGTTCCCACTTAAGACGAGCACTATTGGCATTGATTGGTTCGAGTGTTAGCCCACTTACATCGAATGGCACAGCGGTTTTACCGGCCAGTTGAATTTCAGCGTTTGTGGTATCGCTAGGACGATTAAGGTGGCTGTATGCCTGAATTTGAAGTTTTAGCGTTCCAGCGCGAAGCCCTTTGAGCGTGATCGACTTGTTGGTTGTCGTAACCGCTTGAATGTTGTCGTTATCAATCCGGTACTGAACGCGATATTCATTGGTTCGCAGTCCGTTGTGTTGCCAAGTTAGATCAAACGCTGTTAAGACACTTTGACCTTCTTGGTAAAGAAACTCATTGCCGGTGATACTGCTGACTGGATCGGGTTTGTTGGCAAGGTTGGAAATATCACGTTGCTGCAGATTGGTATCGGATTCAATGGCCGCATAGATCGACTCGTTATACGCCAAGGCAGTAACGCCGTAAATGCCGTCGCCAGATTCGGCAACGTTCAACACGCGGAATTGCTGGGATTGAATATCACTGGTCTGAATGAGCCAAACAGCGTTGGCGTTGGGTGCTTCGCTAAATGCACTGCTAACAGTGATTGCGGTGCCGCTGATGCTACTGATGGTTTTGGTTTCAACCAAGCCGGTGGGCATCATCACCGAAAGTGTTGGGCTGTTCGACAGGCTGACCGACAAATTGGTGTCGCTATCAACCGTGATGACGGTGGTTGTTGCGCTGCTGACGCGACCGCTGCGACGTGTACCACCACGGAGGGGATCGGCAACGTCGATCACCATTCCGGGGCGCAGAATGATCCCGCTATCAATCGATACCGAGAATGTGACCGTTTCAGTCAGGTTTTGCTCGGACAGCAGCGCCCACTTACCAGCACGGTGTGCCTGACCTTGGCTGTAGCAGCCCAGCGCCTTGATGTCCTTGTTAATAATGCCGAATTTGGCCACGGCATCTTGGTCTTCGACGTATTCGTAGGCAACTTCGCCTTGAGTTTCGTATTCCTGGTAGGCGACTGTCGCGGTGGTGTGCCGCGCCTTCTGTGATGTGCCCGAATAATTAAAGATGCCATCTATAACATTGCTCGGACCAAGCAGGTATTGAGAGTCGCTTGGCTTGTCCTGCTGCAGTACCAGAGAACCTGCGCCGTAATACGCAATGCCACGGAACAAGCTAGTCATCTCTTGGATGACGTTATACACTTCGTCTCGGCTATTTAGTAGCAAGTTGCAGCTAAACCGTGGCTCCTGACCGCCCTTGCCGTCGCTGACCAAAGCGTTGCAATACTGGCTGATCGAATAGAAGTCGTACTTATCGAGTGACGACTCAGGGATTGATGCCCCATAGTGGGTATTAATCAGCAGGTCGTATAAACACCAGGCTGGATCGTTGGTCCAGGTTGCAGCCTGAAACGTCCCATCCCACACGCCTGAATAGGTGATCCTGCCAAGATAGGTGGTGGTGTCAACCGTCGCGTTGCTCGGGATCTTGACCTTGATGCCGCGAACCAGATACTTGCGGTTTGGAATGCCGCTGAACTGACGCGAGTCAAAACGCAGAAACGCCAGCGCACTGTTGGGATAACGCAGACGTTCATCAATGATTTCTGTGTAGCTGTACCAGTAGGTATCGTTTTGCTGCCGGGCAGTGCCTGGGTCAGCGCTGACACGCACTAGGCGCACATCGACGGGAAACGCCCCAGTCAGCTCGATCATGTAGTCGCGCTGATAAGCGTTGCTGCTTTTGCCGCTGATCGTGTCAGTGAAAACGTCAGTGAAGCCGCCGCCGTTGTACTGAACCTGCGCCTTGATCTGAACAGAACTAGATGTGATGTCGCCGTTGGTTTGGAACTCCTGCAGAGCAGGAAGCTGAACCGTAATCCTTAAACGGTCAATGTCGGCGTTGGTGATTTGGCGTGTTACTGGGAAAGCGTTGGTGAACTCGGTGTTGATCAGCCTTTCGCGCTGGGTGCCATTTAGACCGGAAATGTAAGGCTGGTCTTGGGTGCCGTTACGCAGGATGACGGTGTAACCCTGAAAGTTATCAGTGCCAGAAGCGGTTTGTATTGGCGTGCCATCTAGGTAGATGCCTTTTAGGCCGTCTTCAATACTTTCAATTTCACCTTCAGAAATCAGGTCAAGGACAGTGGCAAATTGAACTGACTGAAGGCTGTCAGATGCTTCTGATGGTGTGTGACCACCGCCGCCACCACCGCCACCTTTGCCGAAACCGCCACCACCACCACCAGCACCGCGAAGTTCAGTCATTTCAGTTGATCAACGTCAAGGGCGGTGGAAATCACACTGGAACCAGTAAAAACACGCCCATAGGCGATGGGCACTGGCAAGCCCTGCTGACTGGTGTTGACGACCCCGCTAAAGCTAAAGGATTCCAGTCGTGCTGCTTCTTTTCCGCGTTCCAGTGGGCTCATCTCAGGCGTCGGAGAAATAGCTTGGGCAATACCTCCAAGAACAAGTGTTGCGCCAACTCCAGCAACTGCAGTGCCAACAGTGCCAATACCCATAAAACCTCCAAGGTGTACACCGGCAGAAGCGATGCCACCAGTTACAACGGCAAGAGCAATCAGACCCAAGCCAATTCCAATCTGAGCGCCACTACTTCCCGCACCAGCGACTATCGGCGTGATGCTGAAAACTTCCTTTTCGCTCCAGGGCAGCGCCAATGCGCCAGCCGTTTGATCGCTCAGCTTTTCCTTGCCAATCGTCACTCGGTAGCTGACGCCATCGCGCTCGCTATCCAGCAACCACTTCGTCAACCAAGGGAAATTAGCGCACAACGCCTTGAGTGCCTGGGCTGGTGTCTCGGCTTCAAACTCAAAACGGCACTGCCCCAGCTTTTTGCGGAGTGCGCCGTAGACCTTAACGACTTTCATGCCGCAATGCCTTGGCGGTGCTCTTCCAATAGTAACCGCCGTAAATGTCCCTGCTACTTAGCCGCCCTTGAACGTGGTGAAGAATCTGTTGGTCACCCAAATAAATTGCCGCATGATTTGGCAGCGGTGACTCCAACTGCATCAAAACTGCGTCGCCGTATTGCAGCTCTTCTAGCGGGATTTCTCTAAACCCTTCGCTTGCGAAGTTGTCCAGATAAAGGTTTTCGCCACGGAGCCAAAACTTGTCACGCCGGTCATAATCACCCAACTTCAGACCAAGCTCACGTCCGTACCAGTCACGGCACAGGCTGTAGCAATCCACTACGCCAAAGCTGAACTCTCGCCCGACGTAGGGCAGCTCCAACCCTGTTGGTTCGCAGTAGCCCCACTGTTCGGTTTGCGGGTTGACGATGTGCCAGGGCAGCCCGGATTTCTCACACGCCACGCGGTCAGCCTGTGACGGGTTGTGATTGGTGGTGGGATGGCTGTGAATGACGGCGATAATTTCGCCTTTGTCTTCTGTTTCGGCGTAGTCGGCTGGGTCAAGAATGAAGTGCTCGTCTGGCGTTTCAGCAATATTGCGGCAGGGGAAATAACGACGGCGACCTTTGACGACAGCAACTAGCCCGCAGGCTTCTCGCGGAAACTCCGCCCTTGCGTGTTCCAGGATTTGCTGCTGTAGGGTTGGTGTCAGCTTCACCGGATCCGACCAACGCCAGGGAAAGATCCATAAGGCAAGCCAAGCTCTGTGCGAAAAGTGTACTCAGTGTTTGGCGCGGTAAATGTGTAAGTTTGCGCGGTAAATGTTATCGCACGGTAGTAGGTAACACTAAAAGGTCCCTTATCGTTATAGGAAATGTTTAGCGGCTCCGGGGTGCTAAAAAATCTAAGCTCGGTTCTGGGATAGTAAGAAATATAAGTACCCTTATGATTTACCGTAATTTTTCTGGCTAGAGTCGAGTATTTACTGACCATAATATCTCCAATGCTTGGGTTATAGCCGCTTGTGTAGGTATAGCCGTGCAGAATATATTCTTCGAAGCGGCTTCTTCCGCTGTACAGATTAAAATAAGGAGTAAGTGTTCCAGTCCCTACGCTTTCATAAATGCCACCTGGGTAGGCATCCCGACCCATCGTCACGGTGGTGCCGGTAATGGCAGTAATCATTGCGCCTTCAGGCGCTAGATACGTTCCCTTCACAACCATTCCGACCTTTAGCCCTGCAACGCTGTCAAGAATAATTGTGCTGGTGTTAGATGCCTGCAGCGTTCCAGATACCGAAACCTCTGTGGCTGCATCGGCATTGGCGCTCATTGTTACTGTGTTGCCGCTGATGCTCGAAACAGTGGTGCCGGTAGGCACAGCAAAACCGGCAATCGGGTCACCTGTTGAGATATTGAACGCACTGTCCAGCACCAGTTGGTTGCTGCCGTTTGTCACTGTGCCCTCAGAGGTAACCTGCCCAAAACGCAGTTCACAACTGGCAAGTCGCTTACCGCAAACGTCATTTGCCAGCGTGCTTTCACCGCCATCATTTGCGTTGAAATAGCGCGTGCCGGTATAGGCGCATTCAGCGCCGCGATATTGCCACTGGCAAACGTTGGCGATTAACTGCCGCTTGGGCAGCATTACACCAGCCAGATCAAACTTGCTAGCCAGTTCAAAACTTACGGCGTCGCGGTTTTCGCTTGCCTTGCGGTCAACAAACCACACTTCATCGGGAAACTTGGCGTGGGGATCAGCAGCCGCTTCGCCGTCTAGGTACTTTTTAAGGGTGCGAATCCGCTTGACCGTTGCGCCACCAAGGTCATTTCCTGCCGTAGTCGCATTGACCAAGATCAGCAGGGTGGTCATCGTCGAATCCAGGTTGCTGATGGTCAGCGTTGGACGCGGTAACGATCCAGTGTTGGTGTAGTCAAAGCCTTCAGCCTGAACTGGAAGCCTTGTGTAGGTGTTGCCGTTCCAGATGATGTTGCCGGTTACGTCGGCATTTGCGCCGCTATGCCATCTG